CTCCTGTTCAAGGATTAGCTTTGACATTGCTGTATGGGTTGTATAGCCGTCTGGGTACCTGACCCCCCCGTACAACTCGGGGAGGAGGAGCGTTTTGAGGTAATGATTCATCATTCCTTGTGTTCGCTTCTTGAGCTTCTTTACTTTCGGTCCCATTTTGCCAATTTTCACATTGGGTCTCGCTCCCCTGAATGCCCCTGCCCTCGGGCGGGTTACTATCTCCACAACAGGAGGGGGGAGATTCTTGTATCTCTTCGCCTTCCCGTTCTTTTTCTTTCCCGAGGAACTCATCTTGGAAAAAACGTTGTAAGTGTTTAAGTGCTTCTTGTATCTGTTCTTTTCTCTGTTCAAGTAGGAGTATCCTCCTTTCGCTTTCAATGCAATTGAGCAGGTGACAAACGATTTTAAGTTCTTTGTGAATTCTCTCCCTGGCGTGTGTGTTCCTGGGAGGATCGTATAAGATTTCAAGACAGCTGTTGAGTCTTTCGAAGAGTTGATTGGCAAGCTTTTCCTCGTATGATCGCTCCAGATTAAGTTTTCTGGTCGCACTGAGCCCCCTAAAGTGTTCAATGGGCCCCTATATTCGCTAGCTAGCATTCCCGCAGGTGCGTAGGCAACTTTTAAATCCTCAAGTGAGAGAATTGGTGCCCCGACCCACTGCCCATCTTTCTGTAAGGTTTTGCTTAGTTCTACGACTAGGTGTGCGTACTTGGGACTAAAGGCGAGGTTATGAGCCAAGCCCGAAATCCGTTGTGTGCGCTCCCGGGCGGTAAGTTTTCCGCCTGTGTAGCACATTGCGAAGAGCATCCTTTCCTCATCGTACATTGGTACGTACAAATCGTGCCACCGAGCATTGTAACAACCCAAGAAATGAATCTCGAATATGTTACTACTGCAATGGTACTCCTTTATACCGAATCCAAATTTTGAATAGGACTCCCGCAGATCTTCCTCTTTGAGGAATTCCTCTGCAAAATCCGAAGCACACTGAGCATCATCTGAATAGATGGCGACAATCATTGTGTCAATCATGTGTTCGAAATTAGGAGATATGCCATACTTGTGGCACATTCTAGTATAATGGTAGCACAAAATGAAAATATGCATCAGTGTGTTGTTGCTGCTTGTCAGCAATCGTCCACTCTTCTGAGCAATTGAAGTTAGGATAACTTCTCCATTTGGTAGTATTTCAACTGAGACAGATGCTTGTTCGGCAAGCCATATTATGTTGGCAATGTCGAGACTATCGAGGGTACTAAACCAAGGTAGCCGTATTTTGACACAAACATTCTCATGATCGGGACCATATTGCTTGTCCCACCGTTCCAC